ACTTTGGATTGCAACGGTAAAAGGTGGATGTCGCCGGACAAACAAAACAGGCAATGCCGCGAAAAACAAGGAAAAATGGAGGATTGAGGATGGTGCTGGATAAAATGATGGTGCCGATAATAGGAGTAAAACGCAGTACATAAGACACTGTATTTACTGTTTTTTATTTCAACAAAAAAGGTGGATACCCGAATTGATACCCGTTTTGATTTTGCTCCCGATTGAGGAACAAAACGCGCTACTCCGTCGCTCTGTACCACGCCTGCCAGCGGTAGGTATTCAGCCGCAGCTGGCGCAGGCACTCCGCCGTTTCGACATCCGCCTGCAGATCCTCATCGCTATTTGTTCCCGCCTGGCTGGCTCCCCGGCACGGCTCCTGCATCAAGTCCGCTGATGGTGTTGGCCGCGTCGAGGGCGCGCTGGCGCAGCTGCACAGCATCGTTATCAAACTGGCACACAGTACGGTCCGGATTATTGACATATTTCACCACGTCTCTGTAAATGGTTCGGTAGACCACGCGCCCCTCGGTGGCGGCCGTAGCCGCCTTCTGCTCGCCGGCGGCGATCGCCTTCTCGGTCGTTTTACTTTTCTTTGCTGCTGCCCGGTTTACCTGTTCGCTATGGGCGTACCAGCCCCGCATATAGCCGGCATAGAAAATGGCCGCCAGCATACCGAGTACAGCGCTGGCGATAAGCAGCTTAATTTTGATAGTCACTCGTCTATCCCCCAGCACGTTAACGCACTCTCCTGGTCGCGACGGACCACCTGGCCGTAACAGCCGTTCTTCTGGCCTTTCGTCTGCCTGCAGTCGCGGCCGCCGTCTCTTATCCACCACCGGATAGCCTCGCAGGCCCCCCGGCGGTCGCCGGCATTCATGCGCTGGTAGAACGTTGAGGGGAAGCAGCGGCCGGGGCCGATGTTGTACGGGCAGAACGAGGCAATGCCCGCCTTCTGCGGTTCGGTGAGCGGCACGTGGATATTGCGGTTTACCCATGCCAGCGCCTTATCTCGCTCGGCCGCATTCACCTGGTCGCATTTCTGCTGCGTCAGGCGCATGCCCTGCACCACCGGTCTGCCGTCTACACGCGTGGCGCCGCGGCAAATTGTCCAGATGCCGGAGCCGTCCCGATAGGCCGTCAGGCTGTTGCCCTCTTTTTCGTTGAGGAACTGATCGAGAATGACTGACGCCGGGGCGCCGGCCAGCACCAGGCCGAGCACCGCCGCGCTGAGTTTACTCCGGGCGCTCGCCATAGAGATTATCCTTTCGACGATCTTCCTTGATTTTGAAATAGAGGTTTGTCAGGTAGGTCAGCAGGCCAAAGCCCACGCTCGCCAGGACGCCGATGGCGGCCCACTGGCTGGGACTGACTTTATCGAGGAGTTGAAGCAACCAGAATCCCCCGCTACTGATCGAGGTGACGTATGAGGCGCCCGCCGCCACGTCGGAAATATTATTCATTCGCATGCCTTACCCCCTGGGGGTTCCTGTATGTAGAGAGCTGAGGGTAAGGCGGTATGCCGGTCGGAATCCTGACTAACGGGTTGCAAACCACCTGTCGCTACCCTTTTCTATCCTGATCAGACGGCCATCATACCCATCAGCGCCGCCGTTATAACTCCAATCAGTGGGTGTTCCCAGGTGATTTGTATTTGTCCCTGCTTTAATAACCAGGCCAACGAATGCCCCTAGGCCGGACTGGATAACAATGCTGAAATATGTACCTACCGGCATATCTGGCAGCGCGTTTATTGTGATGGTGCCGTCAGAATCAGCTATGACATATGTTTTAGCATGCCGCGGTGCCCACGTTACCGATGACTCATTTATTGAATTTGTTCCTGCGTCTGTTTTCAATCGAGTCTGGACATACGAAACTGCGCCCATAGCTTCACTACGGTAAACGCTGCTCAGCGTTTCATAAAAAAACTCTATGAGTCGATCGTTGTTTACGCCCCATCCTATGTCCCACACGCCGCCAGCAACAGCCCCAGTAACGCGCATTTTTATCAACCGAGAACTCGTACGAAGACAGAAATAAAAACGCCTGGGGTAACTCATATTGCCTGCAATAACCGTTGGGGCAACAAGCGTCACGGTAATATCGGAATCAGCCCAGTAAACCGTATCCGACCTGGGGATAATGCTACAGCTTTCCGTAAGCTTGACAAAATTAAGAGGTAGCTGCGCAAGTGGCGTATAACCGTTAATACCATTTCGGCAATCGCCAAGATTCTTTATTGCCTGGGGCGATAAACCAAAACCAGGCACGACAGAGCCATGACGAAAGGGAGGCATTCCCAGCCGTTTTGGCGTTGTCATTGTAGTGAATCCGTCGGGTGAAGATACGTATAAAATACCGTCAAATGTGTCGTTAGGGTCGAATGCCACTACCCACGTGATGCCGTCCTTCAGTCTATACAGCGCTGGCGCTTCAATAGATGACTTCCTGTAATAGCTACCAGCCGCGCCGGTAGTCTGCAATGCTGTAATAGAATTAATGTAACTAAAAACGCCGCCAATTATATCACTCTGGAAAATGTCAATTATTCCATAGTTTTCACGCTTAACAGCCATCAGATAACGACTATTAACATCATCATATGCAATTGTGGCGTCTATACGACTGTATTTATTTGTTGTTCCGTCGTCCTCAACAACGGAAATCCTGGACGGAACGGTGAATTTAAGATTTTCAACATCAGTTAACTCTGATATGTAGGTACCAAACATTCGATCGGAGTTACCTTTTGTAGTATCAACCCCTATGAGGATGCTGATTATAAGATGTAGTTTCCCTGTTTTATGATCGATAATTAGCTCACCAGCCCAAAGCAAAGAAGCTGGAACAGCTCCCCCATCCCAACTATTAACCGAGCTGCATATCGCTGAGTCTCCGTTTAGCTTTATATTATTTGCCGACCAGTTAACCAGATCCGGGCTTGAGTAGATTATTAAATCTACAGAGCCTGGCGCATTCGCAGTCGTGGCTATCAGCCACTTTCCCCCATAAAAAATAATTGACGGGTCACGCCCCCGCAATAGAGAACCAGAACCCGTAGTTAACCGCACAGGATCACTGAACGTAATACCATCGTGTGATGCCACTACGTTTATAGCCGTGGTTGTGTTTTCAAAAAACGCACCGTAATAAACCTCCGGAATATATTTAGAGAACTGAAGAGAATTTAACTCATCGCCTACGGTGCTATCGTTGAAACCGATATCCCACGCCCCATCGCTGCCACCTAACTCAATCATGACATCAGAAGCACTACCGGATTCAGGTAATACAGCAATCGGATTTCCGATATCATTGAAAGCCAGTAGCTTATTACGCCGCCGTAAAACTGTAGGGATTTCAGAAACAACTTTCTCAGGAACTCGTAGGGTTCTAAGTAAATTGGTATTGGAATTATCAACAACAAACTGCTTATTGGCCGCGTCGCTATTGTTAATCGGGTAACCCAGGTTCTCAATCCGGTACCCCTTAGCATTGAACGGGCCGCCCAGCAGCGGCCGCGTCAGCGCCAGGCCCAGGTAAATGAATGCCCGCTGGATAGCCATCCACAGCCGGTCGAAGTCTTTATTGACGGTATCCGCCAGCAGGTCACCGTTGTCCTGGTAGTCAGTCAGGCGGTAGGTGGGTATGTTGCGCTCCAGCATGACCATTGCGCCATTTGCCGGCGGCGTCAGAAAAGTGATGTCGCCGCCGCCCACATTGCCGACCCCGCCAACGCTATACCCGCCGGTAATCACCGCCCCGTTGATCGTCACCTGGATATCGCCGGCGCTGATCAGGTAAAACTCGTAGGCGAAAACCGTCGTCAGCCCGTTGGCCGTGTAGATGTTATATGGGGTCTGGTTAGGTACCGACATGGGGGAACCTCTGGCTGGCTAATAGTCCACGGCAACCATGTGATCGCCGTCATTTGGTTGCCAATGTTCCCTCGCCTGTCCGGTCGGAATCCCGACCAATTTACCGATGCGCACCGGCGTCTCGCTGATTGCGCCGGCGCCGGAGTCAATGAAGTCATCCGGCTGGTTGGTCAGCGCCGGGTTGAAGTCGCGCAGCTGGTCGTACATCGGGCCATCAAGCACGTCGGTATGCGCCCACAGGAACCGCGACGAGAGCGGGGCCTCGAACGCGTCTAAAATCCTCTTCTGCTTGTTGGTGACGCTGAACTCCTCCCGTACGCCGCAGCCGGTTCCCTTCAGCGCCTGGCGCAGCAGCTTGCCCGCGAACGAGCCTGGGCCATTGACCTCTACGCAGACCAGCGGGATCTGATATTTCAGCACTAGCTCTTTAATCTGCATCACCTGTCCGCCGGTAATTTTGTCGTTTTCGCCGAACTCCGCCAGCTCGCCGGTTAATTCCTGGCAGATGTGCCAGTACAGGTGGCCGCGCGCATCGGTCAGCACCAGGGAAAATGCCGACGCATCCGCTTTAACTTTGCCGGTGGCCACGTCCCACCAGGCCACGGCGCCGACGATCTGCGTCTGGCCGAGCCACATCGACGCGGCGCGGTTGGCGTAGCGAATCTCAGGCTGAATGTTGTACTCGCGGATGCGGTCTGGGTCGAGGCGAACCTCGCCGACCGGCTTACTGTGCAACTGGTACTGACTGTCCCACTCGTTGACCGTGCGGCACTCCTTGCGGCGCAGCACCAGCTCATCGTGATCGAACCGGTCAGGCCAGGCGCATCCGGCGTAAAAGTCGACGACAGTTTCCGGCGCCGCGGCGAACTCCACGCAGTCGTCCGTCAGCTTGTAGTCGATGCCCTCGCGCAGTAACCGGGTCGCTTTGTGGATCCCGACAAAGACGTACTCTGGCCGGAACGGCACCCGGTAGCGCGTTTCAGTCGCCTTCTTCGCTTCGACGCGGTGCTCTTTGGCAAATAGCTTAATCGTCAGGCAATCGGCGCCCTCGGCCTCTTTTTCATCGTAGAGGCTGTCGTGGGTGTGCGGCGTGCCGATAAACAGCTTGCGGCCGCCGGGGATCAGGATGTGCGTCTGCTCACTGAGCCGGTAGCGCAACTTTTCGCGCGCTTCAGGCGTCTGGATATTGCCCGGCACCTCCACGTCATCATTCTGGCACTCGTCGGCGCGGGAGCCGGTGACGTTCGACAGAATGCCTTTGGCGAACATGCTCGCGTTTCGCATGTCCAGCGAGCCGTTAACCCACCACTGCTCAATAGTGCCGATGCCGTCCGGCAGCATACCTTTAGTCAGCGGGTGGTTGCGCAGCACATTCTGCGTGTCGCGGCTGGTCTTGCGGGCGGTGGTGTCGGATTCGGACTGGTGCAGGATGCGGTACTGTCGGTCGCAGTAATACCGCCAGGCGTTATACACGCCCAGGATTGTAGATTTACCGAACCCGCGAAAGCAGCGCAGCACCGCGAGATTTCCGCGATGCTCAAGCCAGTGACACGCGCGGTAATGGCAGTCGGGAACGTCCCAGTTCATCCGCTCTGCCCACATCAAAAAGAAGGCCAGGAACGAAATCACTTTTTGCCTTTTTGCTGCTGCAGGCGCTCAATGATGGCCGCTGCCTCGCGCTCGGCCTTCGATACCTGCTTGCCGAGCGCGAACGCCTCATCGTCCTGGCCGGGATTGTCCGACGGCGTGCCGCCGCGCGTCTGCATGCCGATAAGCGAATGTACCTTAATCAGCAGAGTCAGCGACGCCGCCGCGTTCTTTTTGTCCCAGTAGCGATCGCCCCGCTCGTCCTTTGTCAGCTCGCTGGGCTTTTTGTCAGCGCCCGGCCAGTTGTCGGGGTCGGCCTCGTGCAGCACCACATCGGTTAATTTATCGGTCAGCGCCGTCAGGCGGGTTTTGTAGTCTGAATGCATAAAAAAGCCTCGTGGTTATCCATGAGGCTATGATGTATTCTTTTTTAGGTCGGATTCCTGACCATTTAAAAGGAGCTAACAATGCGAAAAATAGCCGTTATCTCGGCAGTATTACTCTCTGGGTGTGCCACCTTCGGACAGATGGATGATGGGCTGGAAGCCCTTAAGGGGAAGAATAAAAACGAGGCATTTGAAGCCTTGGGCTACCCCGACAGAGAGCAAACTTTCGATGATACTAAGGTCTATACTTGGCAAAACACGACTAATGATACCGCCATGCTGTCTTCTCCACGTCTTACTACTGGCTCTGTCGGAAATACATCTTTTAATGCTTCAACAATGCAGACCGATTATGTCCCCGTCACGTATAGTTGCAAAATTCAGATATCAACTTCCTCCGTAGGGATTATAAAAAATTACAGCTACGAAGGAAGCATGGGCGGTTGCGAGTCATACATACATAGACTAAATCGCTATTTTAGAAAATAGAGCTAATTACCTCATTCCTGGGTCTACCTGATTAATTAATGGCGCTATCCAAAATAGGTTGTTCCCTGGCAGTAACGTGCGGACATTGTGCAGCACGCGGTCGCCAGCGTCGCCGTTCAGTACTCCGGCCGTCACATCGGTAACAGTATCGAGCAGACCAAAGGTAGGGCCCAGCGCTGAGCCTATGAAGCCGCGACTGGCATAACGGGATTGGGTTCCGGTGCCGAGTACCGCGCCAAGACCTACCATCCCGCCGGTGGCCTTTTCCGCCATATTGTTGTATTCCATCAGCGGGCCCAGAATGCCGGAGCGATCCACGCCTTCCAGCACCAGCTTCTGCGGTGACCAGTCCACATCCCGCCCGGCTGCTGCCTGCTTCAACGCATAGGTCAGAGCACCCAGCCCGATCTGAAATGCGGTTCCGTAGTAAAACTGGCTGGTTCCCTCCTGCAGTCCACCCAGCGTCGCGCGATTATAGGAAGCTGTAGTAAAGGACTTAAACTGGAATACAGTTTTCCCTAGCGGCGTGCTGGCCCACAGCGGCGTATCTCCGATCCCGGGGGTTATCACTGTATTATTCACGTCCTTGAGGACAGCGGCCTGGAATACGCCAGCAACGTGCTGGTCGTCCCACTTCTCGAAATTGCCAATGTTCCACCCCTCGATTGTCTCACCGTGCTTCTGGAACTCAGCGCGGATACGGGTGGCTATGTTATCGTTAATTCCCAGCTTAGCCAGTCGGCGCGCTGGAAATGTGTTACCCAGTATGCCGTCGGCTACGATCATGCCGTTGACCGATTTATTCATGTCGTCAAAGTGCCCCATCATGGTGAGTTTTCCGAAAACATCAGTGACGCGCTCCATCCCAGCTTCGACCGCAGTTGTTCTCGCAGACCCGTCTACCAGGTCTCCCATCGTACGCGCCCGGGTATGCAAAATGGTTTCGAGGCCAACCGCCATCTTACGCATTTCCATCTTGCTGACCTGAAAAGCTGGTGAACGTGAAATCAGCGCGGAATAGCCCCGCATGGTATTACCAAAGCCGTTGACCATCACGCCGCGGGCGAGATCCGGGATAGCGGATACCGTCATGCCGCCTAACTTGGTTACAAAGTTGGCGCTGCGGAGGAAGGCACCGGCGCGCACGAAGAACGAAGAGGGGTCGTCAGGCATGCCGTAGGTACCGGCCAGTCGATCACGCAGCGCCAGAATATCGCGGAGGTCATTTTCTCGGGCTTTAGCCAGCTTGGCCTGGCCTGCCGGATTGTCACGCATCAGGGCGTCGTACTCGTCCTGAATATCTTTCAGTTGCTTTTCCATCGTGCGCGATCCGAAAGCGCGCGTTAACTCTATCTCGGCGGCAGCATCCCGGATATGGCGCTGCAGCACGTAATTTGCGTCGCTTTCCAGGTAGTCTTTCATTAAACGATCGGGGACGCTGAGCGTTCTGCTCTTCGTGCTCCCGGCTGACTTAACAATAAAGACGTTGGCAAAGTCCTGAGGAATTTTTGCACCGACTATCTTGTTAATGGTGGCGTCAGCCGTGATCTCAGCCTCTTCACGCGACATAGTCTTTTCACCACGCGACCACCAGTCAACGAGCATAGAACGGAACTTGTCACGCTCGCTAACTATCTTACCGACCTTGTACACACGGGGGAAATAGCTGGTCTGGCCCATTGCTTTTAGCTCTTCGTCTGGCGGTAATAAACCCAGCCGCTGCTGCTCGACTTTAACTCGGTTAACTACGGTACGCATGGCCTGAGCGGCTTCCTGCACTTTTGCGTTAGCGTGTAGGTCGCCGTTACGCATCGCATTGCCCACCTCTTCCCGAAACGAGGAAAAGCTCAGATCGCCGCCATCAGCCTTGTACTGAGAGTACGCCTGCTTATTCCCCACCACAACCGCGGCCTCTTCACGGCGCCACCCTCGTACGCGAGTTTCAGCCGCAACGGGGGTTTCGATTCCCCGAGAATTTCCCTGTAGCGTGAAATTGTTTTCAGCCAACTCCAGCGCTGCGCGCCGGGCGGATTTAGATGGTGACTGCATCAGGCGGGTGATCGGCGTCAGGTAGCTCCCAGCTTTTTTAGCCAGCTTACCCACTGCGCCTCCGGTCACCGGTGTCAGATCCTCCAGTGTTGCTTCAGCGATGCGCGCAGCACCCACACTACCGCCCTGTGGGAGTAAATCAGAAAGCGAGTCTGATACGGAGTTTACCACCGGTGAGAGATCCATATTGTTCAGAGCGTCGCCGACTTCACGTGTCGCCGCAGTTTTTACAGAGGATGAAATGGCACTACCCGCGCCGGCGATAACGCCGCTAAGCAAAGCGCCGGCGGTGATGTGGGCCGCGCTCTCACGCGCCGTTCGCGTGTATTGCTGGTTATTAAGCGCTACTTCGCTCAATGCAGTACCAGCGGCGCCGATAGCGATTTGCGAAGATATACGCGCCAGGGTACCGCCCTGTGCCCCCGGGATAAACATTGATGCAACAGTTACAGGATCCACCGCTCCCGCAGCTATACTGGCAAGAGTGCCCTCCCAACCCGCCTCTGAAAGTACCTGACGATCATCGTTTTCGCCATCAATTTGCTGTTTAATCCAGGCCGTTTCCTCTGGGGAGCGAGAGTCTGCGAACTCCGATCCCCACTGTTCATAACCTCGCAACTCGCTTTTGTCGCTGTAGGGGTTATAGCCCTCAGCCGGTTCAAATTGCTTTGACGGCCGGAACATTCCTGCCAGAAGGTTATTCTGACGAAAAGCAGCGCCCCAGACTGACGGTTCAGGTTGCTGGGGTTGTGGGTTAGCACCCGCAGGAAGCGAAACATCAAAGCCTGTGGGAGCAGGCAGCACGTTGCCGCCCGGGGTGTAGCCGTTGCTCATTTCATCTGGGGTTGCGTATACCGGCATTATTGGTTGCTCCACGAAAAATAATTTTTTAACTTATCGACCCGCTGGTCGTGCAGACGTCGATATTGTTCATCTAACGCTCGGTGCTTATCCTTAAACCCACGAATATCCTGGCCCTTCTCGATCTCGCTCTGCTCTTTTTCCAGACGCTCTTTTTGCATCTTTTGGTAGGGTTGCCAGTCTTCCAGTGAAGGCTTCCAACGCATGGCCCGACCGTATTTATCGTAAAATGGCTGAACTGACTCAATGCCGCTCTTATCTTTCACGCGCACCATGATCGCGTAGTCACCCTGGCTTGCGGTAACGACGTCAGGCGTAATTTCCAGTTCGCCGCCTATCATGGAATCTGGTGTTTTTGATTCGATTACCGCTCCGGCACCGGAGGTGATCCCCAGGGCGGTAGCGTCGGTCTTAATCGTTTGGCTCCGGTCCCCGTAAGTCAGTCGCTCTTTTTCCTCCTTCCACTGTGCCGCCTGCCAACCAGAAGGGCCAAAATTGTAGAGAGCTTCAGGGGCGTACTTCATGAACTTGGCGCTGCCGTTAACTTCGCTGATACTCCACGTGCGAGATATTTGCTGATTCGTCATTTTCTTAGCGGCATCCGCGTTACCGCCCGTGGTGCGGTAATTGAGGTCATAAAGTGTTTGGTAGTCGTTACGAAAACGCACAGCTTCGGGTGTTTGGTCATCGGCAGAGGGATCCCAGCGGAAAACTTGCGCCATACTGCTAACCGCTGAACTCATAGCTGAGCTGCGCTCGCTTTTATAGCCCTTGGTGCTCTGTTCTGATGCCAGTTGTGCCTTAAAGGCGTCCGTCTGACCGTAAGTTACGTTCTGCGCGTGTTCGATGGCCGCATCCGACGCCATACCGCTATCAGTGAGCTGTTTCATCGTCAGGTAGAAGGCCTGCATATCCTTCGGCATATCCCCCACGGAGGCGGAATCGGTGTCGTACAACCGATTAAATAGTTCAGCACCCTGTCGTACCACCTCATGACTGCGAGACCGGGAGACCGCAGTAAGCTGCGTGGTTACCTGCGAGGGGATAATCCCTGTCTGCGCTACCTGCTGCACAATGTTGTCGTGCGTTGTCGCATCAGCAATACGAAAATTTTGGGCCGTAGGTGTCGCATCGGCGGCCTTTTGCATGGCCTTGTCTGCCGGGTCGAGCTTCTGCCCCGTAGTCAGCGCGTCATTAAAACGAGCCGCATCCCGCTGGGCCTGAATTACCGCGTTGCTTTTCTGTACCAGTGCGCCCAGCTTTCCGTAGGCATCGAGCTTTAGCGCGTAATCGGGGTCGTTAGCCTGGGGTTTGATACGATTTAATTCAGCTTGTTGCTCAGTGGAGGATACATACTGAATCGCCTGGAAGGTCCGCGCGTTATCGAGGGCGATATCCAGTTGCTTAACTACCTGCTGCCCTTTCTCCCCGTACATCTGCATCAACGTTGAGGCGTCTGGCATAGCCTCTGGCACATCGCCATTATAGAGTTGGGAAAAAGTATTGTTTAATATTGGCTCAACCTGCTGGCGTAGCGCTTCCCGTTGTTCACGTATTTGAGCCTGGGCGATATTATCGATTTTATTTACGGTGACGGGGTCAAGACCGGTTTTATTTTTGTTGTAACGTGATAACCACCCTCGCGTCTCAGCGGGCATTTTCCTGACAAAATCAGCCATCGAGATTTCGCCCTTACGCGGGTCGCCCACTTTGGCGATCAGCTTATCGACGTTGCCCATGCCCCAGTTATATGCCGCACCGGCCAGAGTCTCCGACTGATATTTTTTACTGAGCTGTCCGGCATAATCGCGCGCCAGCTGTGCATGCTGCTCCGGATCGTCAGGGTTGTATTCGACACCGCGCTGCGCCGCCAGCTCTTTACCCGTCTCCGGCATTAGCTGGAATTGCCCCTGCGCTCCGGCCGGTGATGTAACCAGGCTGCCGTCTGCATTTCGGTGTTTACCGCCAGATTCGACCAGACCCACGGCCCGCATATCGAGTTCGCCATTGCCAGCTTGCAACTGAAAATCACCGTTAAGCCAGCCAAAGGGATTGGTAACCGCGTAGTTCTGCGCGCGCTGAGTAGTGGCCTGCTGATTCGCGTCTTCTACTGCCGCCGTTATCTGCTCAGGCGACCATCCCTGAGCCTGGCCGTAAAGCTCAATTGAGTGCCGCCGTGCGCTGCGCACCAGTGTCGCCTGAGCTGGGTCATCATAGGAGCTGGCCTCTTTCTCAACGGAAGACGAAACGGTAGCATTAAGCTGCTGGCGTTGAGCCTGTTCCGTCTGCGAACGCTCGAAGCTGTTATAGGTACTGGTCCTCCGGATCTGACCGGCTTTCCATTGTGCATCGAAGTAATCCAGCTGGGCGGGCGGGACCCTCTTTCTGGCCTCGTCGTAGTCTGCAGAGTCCTGTTTATCCATATCCATGCCCACACCGCTGGATTTAAATCCCTGACGCGTCACCAGCGCCCCGGTTTGTGGGTTTTCCCAACGATCGCTCGATCTGGCATCCAGGTCAGTCAGAATCGCCTGAGTAGCGGAAACATCTGCTTTATTTTTCTCCCGCTGAATATCCTCCCCCGCGCGCCCAGCAGCAAAGCCTAAGTTTGCTATCGCATTGCTAATAGCACTTTCGTTTCCAACATCCACTCGCGTGGGGTTGGCCTGGGGGGCTATATTGCCGAAATTACCTGTTGGAATCCTCACCTTTTACCCCTTTCCTGATCTTTTCCAGCCGCTGTAAGCAGTGGCTCCCGAGCTAAGCAGAGAACTACCGGCGTTTATATATCCGGACGTAGCAGCGTTGCGCCCGCCAACCCTGTCAGCCTGAGCCTGCGCATTCAGCCTAGCCCCCTGATTAACGCCATTGAGGATCGTCTGATACGCATCCTGCTCTGCATCGCCGGTGATATCTGAGGTAATTCGCAGCGCCGTTCCCGCGCCAGTTTCTACACCGGATCCCGCCAGCGCAGCGTTGGCCTGGGAGGCCTGCTCACGGCCGGCCTTTCGAATGCGCTCTGCCTCGACCTTCGCCGCGGCGCGGGATGCCTCCGCGTCTGCCTCTGCCTGATTGGCCTGATAATTCGCCATCTTCTTTTGCTGCTGCCCGGCGGCCACCGCACCGCCGGCCGCGAGAACCGATGACGCGACCAGCGCCACTTCAATACCTGTACACATCGTTAAACCTCCATCGAGTAAAGCAGGCCCGACTGCTGCAGGCCGAGGCGGGAATACAGCTGGCCGGTGCGCTCTGCGTGCACGCCGGTAGTGATCCCCATATTGATCAGCGCAGCACCGTGCGTCGTCGCCCAGGCAACAAACGCTTTAGCCAGGCGTGGGCCCGCGCTGCCGCCGCGATGCTCGGGTGCAACAAACAGCCCGTATTCGAAGGCCATCAGCTGGCGAGAGAAAAACTGCTCACCGATGCCGCCGGCCAGCCAGCCGATAATCTGCCCGTCACGTTCCGCTACCAGTACACAGCCGGCTGCCGCGTCGATCAGGCTGCGGGCCAACTCCGCGCATTTGTCCGCATCAAACGGTGAATTTTGCGAATAGCGGGACTCCAGATACATCCTGGTGCCCAACTCGATAAGCGCCGGGATGTCCCCGGCGGTTGCATCACGTACCATGTCAGCCCCCGTTACTGGTGAAGGTGAAAATAATTGCGAGCAGGTGGAAAGGAAGCGGCTGGCGCTGCTGGATTACGAGCGTATCCTCGCCGCGTTCCCATCCGAGTTTTCCCATGTTGTGGTCGCCGGTGAACAACGGCGCGGGCTGGTTGAGGATTTTCGGGCCAAAGGTGCGGAACGGGATGATTTGCCCGTTGCACTCCGCTCCGGTTGTCTCCAGAAAGCGCATCGTGACTTCGCTGGTTCGTTTGCGGGAATTCTGCGTGGTGCCCTCAGAGGTAGGCACCTCAGGCGTCAGCGTCTCGATGGTGGTTTCGTAGTGCAGGCCGATTTCAACGCGCTTCGCCTTGCGCGTCAGCGTTATCTGGCCGCCGGAGACTGTCGCCTGCGGCATCACTGAACCGTCGGCGACCACATCAACCGTGCGGCCCTCCAGGTGCGCCAGCCCGCCCCAGGTGGCCGTTCCCGCATCACTGCTGCCAGTCACCGCCGCATCAGTGTTCAGAGCGCTGTCGAACACCTCAACGTAGCGCACTGTCTGTCCGTTCACCTCCCGGCGGACCAGAGCGTAAACCACATCGTTAGAATCCGACGGGATGCAGGCCACCGACT